ACCGGCAACAACTTCTGTCCCGCCTGCCGAACCTTCAGCAACAGCGTTAGTGTCTCCATCGCTTACAATACGCGTAACGTATGCAGTTGATGAATATTTGAGGAATTGCGCAACAGACAAAAAGTCTGAGGCGGCCGCGCCTCCTTGTACAGGTGACCCAAATTTAAGTGCCAACTCTGCTTCGTTAGAAACGATAGTTGGTTTAAGTGCGGGGCCCCAGTTAAATTCTCCAGCGAATGCGCCAGTAGTACTAGACGTAGCAGGAACAACGCCTGTTAGATCGACTTCGCGTACTGTAACATTTGGAGACTCTGACGATTTAAGAGCCATAATAGTTTCCTTTTCGATTAAGGTATAATAAGTTTATCATAATACGGATTTTTTTCTCAATACTTCTATTTATATTATTTTTAAATCTACCATTCTTCGGGAGTAAACTGCTGTGCTGATATGTCATGCCAACCCGCATTATAGGGATCTGTCAGGTCAAGTTCGGTACTATATGATGAGCCATCATCAATAATTCCGAATGGGGGTATGTCGTCTTCAATCTCTTTCATTCGTTGTTCAAATAGCATTGTTCTAAAATCAACATCCGCAACATTGCCAAAAGATTGTGAGCTAACAAAGTATCCAAACATCACAAGGTTCATCATTAAGTCATCATGGTTACCGTCACTCGCTTCGAAAGACAACCCCTTAGATATAAAGGTTGATATTTCCATGATAGTATTTTCATCGTAAATATCTAGTTTATGATTTTCGATGATGTCCTTGATTGCCGAACATCCAATTCGTTTGACTTTTTTGTCCATACGAATACCAATAGAATCTGCCTTGATTGCTGACTCTAGATGGATGTTCTCATACTCTAAGTCTTGATATAGACCAACACACACGACCATACCTTGGTCATTGTTCTCTACGACAACATACGCTTCGTTGTATACGGTAGCATATTTATATATTATGTTGGGATAAAGAATTGGGGATATTCGGTTATTGCGATACACGCATACCTGTTTGAATGGTTGTACTGAAACATCAAATATAGTAAATGTAGAATAATCTTGTCCACGCCCTTGACAAACATCAACGGTCATGATATACTGGTGATCTATAATGGGTTCTTCATATACTGATACGTCCCCGCCTTCCAATCGACGAACTGGTTGACGCGCACGTAAATCTAGAAGTATCTGACCCTCAATGAGAGTATTACCCGTACCGAAGAACGTATTACCAAATTCTTGGTCAAACTGTAAGGAGGAGGTGTTTGCTATAGTTTGCGCTTTCCACTTCTCGTCTCGGCCAGGGACATCCCACCAATCTACACGAAACGGTTTGTAGGCATTAACACCCTGTACAGCACCTTCCCATATCTTTTGGAAAGTATTACCAATACCGTTTGCGGTACTTGTTATGATAACTTTTGTGTCCTTACCGGACGAAATTACAGGATAGGTTGATGTATAGAACTCTGCCGCATTCTCTACGAACGCAAACTCGTCTAGGAACAGAAGGTTAACCGACATACCACGAATAGAAGAACCAGAGGTTGCTGCAGCAATGATACGAGAGTTATTAGAGAACTCTATTGACCCTTTGTTAAGTGCTTTACAGCCAGGCTGTAGGAAGAACGGGAGGTTCTCTAACATGAGTGTTACACGAGATAACATCTCACGTGCCGTCGCGCCTTTGTTAGCAAGAACCGCAATAGTCTTTTCTGGATGAAATACGGCATACCATAAAATATACCCTACCGAACTAATTGATTTACCAGATTGCCTACAAGCGAGAACGATAGAAAATCTATTATCATTAAAGTGATTAAACATATTTTCTTGATAATCATATAGATCGAAAGGTACTAGACCTTTATCAAGATGAACTACCTTAACATACTTCCTACAGAAATACGCGGGGTCTTTCATACACTTCTGGTATTCTCGAAGTTTCTTCTTATCCCACTCCTCTGAGACACCGTCACGTTTTACTTGAGGGTTTCCGAGATAGGAGTTCTTAGTGAAAGATGCCATTATGAATCGTCCTGATCAATCACCTTTTCATCACCACCCAATAACATGCGCTGAAGGTCTGTAGTAGAACCTACAAATAAATTGTTATTAGTAGTTATTGCGTCTGCGGGTCTATCGTCTTTTAAAAGTTCTTTCTGCTTCTTGTTCAAATCCATTAACTTATCGTTAACGTCAGCGATACCTTTAATCATACCAGCCAGAACTTCAAATGCTCGGGGGTGCTCACTTTCGCGAGCTACCTCAATCATCAACTCTAAAGACTCACGACCCTTTTCAATAAGGTCGTAGTAAGTTTCACGAGAGTATTCATAGTCTTGTTCATGTACAAAATTACGTTTCTCTTCTTTGTTAGATACCGTTGGGACTTTGCTCATCATTAATCTCTATAGTAAATCCATAGTCACTATCAGGACTCACGTCAATTGGGTCTGTAGTAATTCTTATATTACTCAAGAACGGGTTTAAATCATCATTGGAAAGCATGTGTATATTAGTGTTAACTTCTCTAATAAGCGTGCCTTCCTTCACTGGCCCGTAGAAATTAGTTTTCATCTCAAAGTTAAGATTATATATAATTGTTCTACGTTGCTCTAATGGGCCTTCATAATCATCTTGAAAATCTACACCAGTGAGAGTGACCGGAATATCTTCGACTATATCGGGTAAATCGCTGAATGGTTTTACCGAGAGCGTGTATTGCGGAGCAAAGTATGGTATAATTTGTTCAACCACTTGTAACGCATCATCTTGCGATTTAGCATAAACTGCTAATTGAAACGACAATATATACGGAACACCTGTGTATAAATCTTTTCTTTCACCAATAGGTGCCGCATTAAACGTATTCATTTTAGGTAACTGACGCTGCGGGTCATAATTAATACCAATTATCTCGAAGGACATTCTAGGTAACTTAATGGCGACGCGACGTTCAGCCTCTTCACCTTGCGACATCTCTTCGAGTCTCTCTAAGAAACTCCTCTTCGGAGCATAAGATAATGGTACTTTGACTTGTGATAAGACTTTACCGTTAGAGTCTGTTCTCAAAACATGTATGTCATTAAACAGAGAACCAAATATAGATACGGAAGTCCTTACTCGCTTGTTATAAAAATAAGTACCTAACATTATGAAACATCTCCGAAGGGGTTCGATTCTGAAAAGTCTAGGAAATCATTTTCGAAATCATCAAATATTTTATTCTGTGATAGAGGTTGTATTTCGTTTACATTATCCCCAATGGTTCCCTGTACCGGCATATACACCGCACCAGACTCCGCAAATACTTCTCGGTCATCAGACCACATGTGGTATTGTCCGTCATCAGCACCCGTGTGCGCGATAGATAGCACACGTGTTTGACTGTTCCAAGCAGTAACTTCACCGCCAAGTTCAAAATCGTCAAACGTCTGGAATACGTATTCTCCGGTCTCGTAGAAACCACCTTGGTTAGAATCTGGTTCAGCCATAGTCATATGATACTGATAGGCGTGTTCTTTTTCTACGATATCAATTGCGTCAATACCAGTGTCAAAGTCTTCATCAGAGAACTCAAACAACTCACACTGCATACGGAAGAGTGGTAACTGGGATAACTGATAGAAAGGAGTTTCAGTCTCAACTTTCTTGACCTCGAACAAAGACTGAGATAGAGGTAAGAATATAACATCACCCTCCCTTGGTCTGAATTTCTTGTCTGATAGTTTATCACCAATTAATTCCTGCCATCGCCGACGAGCAATCACAAATGTTGCTTGATCGCGTAACTCGATACCAAACTTGGTGAACAGGTCTCCCTCTCCGTCAAATCCGTCAGTATTCTCTATGAAAACCTCTACCTTATAGGCGTCAGAGAACTGGGACTGAATGCTGTCCAGAAAGATATCTTCCCTCTCTACAACTTCTCGGGGTAGATAATAAATGTCCTGACCATAGAATTTAATAGACTCTATAATTAAGTCTTCGTATAAACTCTGTTCTGGTCTGTGATTTTGACTTATATATGGATTAGTTGCCATGGGTTACCCTACAAAAAAGATTGGGCCTTCGTCTTCCTCTTCACGGAATTTCTCCATGATTTTTTCGATGTCTTGTAGAGCATCTTCATAGATTTGACGAGCGTTTACAGTGACACCGCCTGGCAATGTCATTCCATCAAACTTAATCAAGTTAGTACCCCACTGTCTCTTAATGAGCGCAGTACAATATGATTTGAGAAAACGATGATTCCAAAGAGAGTTATATTCTGTTATTGAATCGTCTGGGTCTCTAATACCATATACCTCAAATACGATATAATCCCCCGCAGTAAGTTTGCTTTTACCTATAGTTAGATTTATTCTATTATATTGTCTATCGAATAAAATCTCTGGTTGTCCAGTTAACTTCATGTCCAACAACGATAAGTGTTGCTGCATCTGTTCGTACTGAGCAAGGTCTCCCAAGATGCCATTTCCGGCAACAAAGTCTGACATGGTAAATTTCATGTACTGCCATGCGTCACTGAACCATCCATTCTGTGAACCGTTAAAGGACATGGGGAGCATACGAACTACACTTATCATATCCAAATTGTCAGGAAAATCGATAGATTGATTGTCGATATCTTCCTGAGTCAATTGATGCTTCAAGTAAAAGCGTTTACTTCCATCTGGATGAAATTCACGAAACCACTGAAGTGCTTCGTCTACACGGTCATCCAATTGTTCTTCATCTATATTGACTTCTACTACTGGGTGCCCTAATGCACGCAAGCAATAGTCCATCAAATCATCTCGGTTAGTTACATACATGAGGTGCGTCCTAAAGTTATTCTAGTTCTATTTATACGTTTTATAGCGCACATAAAAAAAGGGACACCGAAGTGTCCCCTTTCGCATACTACTTATTAGTAATATTAGTTTACAATAACACCATTGATATCATAGATGTCAATACGGTAGTGAGAAGGAGCTTGTCCACCCAAACCGTTCGCGTTAGTAGATGATGCTACGTGTAGAGATGAAGCAGTTTCCGCTTCGTCAATCTTGATTTCACCAGTGGTTGAATTGTAAGTGATACATAGACCACCAGACAATACCGACTTAGTACGTTCCGGAGTCCAGTACTTGTTAGTACCTTCACTTAGGTCATCAGTGTCCCAATTTTCGATAGCACCTACTTTAGTATTTAAAGTAGAGATACTAGCATTGTTAGAACTGACCAATCCTTGTAACGTTCCATCAGCAGATTGGAAAGCAGCAACAATCTCTGTCAATGAATCCAAAGCAGCTGGATCAGTGTTAGAGACAATACTGTTAATCTGATTCTGAAGTGAATTATCACCAGCAACACGTAACGCAACTTCTGTGTTAATGTTATTCTGGAGAGTAGTATCACCGGCAGCACGAACAACCAATTCGGCAGCAAGACCGACCTGTAGGTCACTATCAGCAGCCGCACGAGTTGATGCTTCTGTATCAATGTTACCCTGTAAGAGGATATCCGCAGCAGAACGAGCTGATGCTTCCGAAGTAATCGCAGTATCGTTGACACCTTCCGCAGCAGTAGCACGAGTGATTTCGTTACTGATTGAAGTGACAGCAGTATTTAATTCACCGTGTAGTTCGTTGATAGCAACTGCTAGTGAAGCAGCAGTAGTATCAAGAGCAGTACCTATACCAGTGAATGTCTGTAACGAATCAACATTACCTTCTTCAGTAGACAGACGACCACCCTGAACAGCTACTGTAGATGCTGTGGCAGATGCGAGTCCCTGAACCACTGCCATATCTGAGTCTAAAGTATCTACACGACCGTCAATAACATTAATCGCTGAAGAGTTTCCACTCATCAATGACTGTAAATTACCGTCAGCAGCCTCAAACGCAGCAACAACTTCTACTATAGTATCTAGAGCAGGAATTGTACCGGTAGTGATTGCGTTAACCGCATTCTGTACAGAAGTAATTGCCGCTTGTAGGTTGTTATCACCTGTGATACGAGCAGTATTAGCATTCGCAACATCAGTGATTAGACCTGATACAGCGTTTGCGCGTGAAGTAACTTCTGCTGTAATCTGACTCTGTAGATCACTGTCAGCACTTTCGCGAGCAAGTTGTTCCGCATCAATATTACTCTGGAGAGTAGTATCAGCAGACGCACGGGTTGATGCTTCAGATGAAATTGCTGTCGCATTAACACCTTCCGCAGCAGTAGCACGAGTAACTTCTGCCGTGATATTACCTTGAAGTACACTATCAGCAGACGCACGGGTTGATGCTTCAGTAGACGCACCAGAACTTAGAGTATGAATCTGTCCCTGTAGGTCATTGTCTAGAGCAGTAACCGCAGATGCGATATCTGCCGCAACAGCTGATTTTGCTTTAGCATCAGTAAAGTACTCATTAGAACCTTCCACTAGGTCGCTAGTAGATAGCGCAATCTTAGTGTAAGAAGAACCGTCGAATACTTCCCACTGATCTGAGGTTTCATTCCATCGAATCTGAGCAGCAGCTTCGTCACCACGCATTACGCGGAAACCAGCATTCTCAGTCGGAGTACCAGAAGTAACATTTGAGTTCAAGTCAATGATGTTATCTGCTAATGAGATAGTCTCAGAGTTAACTGTAGTTACAGTACCTTGAACAGATAAATTACCTTGAACATCAACGTCGCCTAAGAAAGACTTATTACCTACGTGATCAGCAGCAATCTTACTATCAACATATCCTTTGTTAGCAGCTTCGCCGTCTGTTTGTGGAACCGCAACATTAAAGATGCAGTTACCATTCATTTCAACGTCACCGCCGAATTGAGTAGCAGCGCCACCAACAGTTGTGATTGTTTTGCCAGAAGACAGGATAAAATTAGATTTAACCTGAATAGATTCTGAACCAGCGTTTAGATCAATTACACCACCACCGGAAGTACCGAATGATAGGTTCTGACCTGAGTCCGCGTACATTGTGATTGTACCGCTGTTGTCCTCAAGGATTTTAGTACCGTTGATGTATAATGAGCCAGGGCCGATATACACATCACGCCATACTTTGTCCGGAGAACCAAGACTATACGTGTCATCTAGAGAAGGAACCAAATTCTGCCCGATAGATGTACCATCAATAGAGATAGTACCACCAGATACACTAACACCGTCACCAGCAACTAGGTTAGTTGAAAACTCACCGGTTGATTGGTTATAAGACAATCCAGTACCAGCTTGTACCGACGCACGTGCCTTGGCAGTAGTGAAGTACTCATTAGAACCTTGTGGAATATCAGTAGTAGAATATCCTTCTACCGCAGTTATACGAGAACTTAACGCGGTATCAGCAGCGGCACGAGTATTCGCTTCAGCGTCAACAGTGCTACTAACAATAGAAACCGCATATGCGTTCGCTGCCACTTTGGCAGCATCTGCCTTAGTAGTTGCGTCTGCGGATGCCGTAGTTTCCGCCGCCAGTTGGGCAGCGTCTGCTTTAGAAGTCGCGTCTGCGGATGAGGTAGCGATTGCTGCAAGGACATCACTGTCACGAGCAGATTCTTCCGCACTAAATGATGCAGCAACATCAGATGCGTTTGCCTTGAGACCAAGAGCAGCAGTAGTCGCAGTATCGTCAGCTTTAGTTGCGATAGACGCAGTAATTGATGACGCAAAGTTCGCGTCGTCACCCAAGGCAGCTGCCAACTCGTTAAGAGTATCTAGTGCGCCAGGAGCAGAAGCAACCAATGCGGCAACTTCAGTATCAGTATATGCGTTTGCAGCAGCTTCAGCAGCGTCTGCTTTAGTAGTTGCGTCAGCAGATGCTGCAGAGATTGCTTCTGATTTAGCAGTATTAATTGCTGAAGTTAGAGTTGTAGTATCTCCGGTCTGCGCACTTTTTACAGTAGCAACTTCAGATACTAGTTCGTTAATTGCCGGAACAACATTAGTCGCGACAGTTGAAAGTGAAGCACCACCTTTGACAAATGTTTCTAGGACACCAATATCGGAATCTAAGCCACTAATGTCAGCAGGAGTTGCGACTCCACTCGCCAGAGTGTTATTAATTGTAGTAATAGCAGATGCGTTAGCAGCAACAGTTCCGGTTAAAGTACTGTCCGCAGCTTCAAAAGCAGCAACAATCTCTTGTAAAGTATCCAGAGATTCCGGAGAACTCCCAAGAATTGTAGTTACCTGTGCCTGCAAATCAGCCAAGTCGCCTGCGGTTAGTGACGCAACTGCGGTAGCAATCGCATCCGCACTAACGTTACCGTTCGCATCAATGATAGTAATATCATCGATAGACAGTTCACCGATTATGTTAACGCCATTCTGAATTCTAAATTTTTTGTTCGAAGACATTTTATTACCTTTGTTTTAGAATTTTTATTTGCGGAGGGGGACGAATCCCCCTCCACCTAGGGTTAAAGTTATTATGCGTCGACGTATGTAGCAGATACAGAAACTACAGAACCAGCTGATACAGAAGTGTATAATAGTTCAACAGTAGAACCAGTAACACGTATATCAGTATCACCTAGTAATGCCGCACCAGTGTATACGATACCGTATTCAGTGATGAAAGCGTCAGTTCCGTTGTGAATAACTAGACATTCGCGTGTTTCGAACTCACTACCATTTGCGACAGTAACGATGTACTTAGCAGTTCGGTAGTTTGCTGAGTTGAATGAAGAAACTACTGTAGCAGAAGTTCCTACAACAATATCATTGCCTTGTTCGAAGACTTTGATGTTATCAGCAAGAGTTTCTAGACCAACAGACTTAGGATCTAGTACACCAACCGAGTTAGTAGACTGAGCGATAACTACCGCTTGTGTACCAACAGGAATCGCTGCGTTGAAACTGATTGTCTGTGCTTCAGAGTCGATGTTATAGTGTACAGATGGATCCTGTACAACACCACCAACAAATACCATCGCGTTAGCTTCTAGAGTTGCGAAGTTTAATGCGAATGTAGTCTGAGCACCGTCACCACTAATAGTCTGACGTTGAGCATTGTTAAACGCCAGCTGTGTTGGGTCAACAAGTTCGATACCAGAACCATCAGTCTTAACACGAGCAACAAAACCTTCCTTACCAGTGATAGTTGAATCTGTAACATCAGTTAGTTCAACGAATGCCTTAGCAGTGTTTAAAGAGAACACACCGTTTGTTACAGAAACATTACCTTCACCAGAAACGTCAGTGACGGATACTGCCGCGTGAACGCGAGCATTTGTGAAGTAAAGGTTAGTACCATTCGGATCTTCTAGAAGGTCGCTAGTATCAAACTGAGAGATATGCTGTGCAGCAAGACCCGCGTCCAACTGACCTTTGTTAACTGCGTCAGCATAAACCGTACCGTCTGCAAGACCACCGACCTTGTTACCGGACATGTCTAGATCGCCAGACATCGCATCGCCAGACTTAGAAACCTTACCGTTAATGTTTGTCTGAAGAAGAGTGTCAGCAGCAGCGAACTCACCACGAATCGCAGAACCCTGTGCCGCACGTGCGGTAAGTTCCGCAGCAAGACCTGAAGCGTTAGTTGCGATATCAGTTTGGTTCTGAGATACTAGACCAGTAAGAGTACCGTCAGCAGCCTGGAAGGCAGCTACGATTTCAGTTAACGAATCCAGAGCAGCAGAATCAGTGTTGGCTTTAATAAAGTCGATCTGAGACTGTAAGTTAGCATCGGCACTTTGACGTGAATTAGATTCAGTCACAATCGAAGCAGCGTTAATAGAAACGTTAGATGTCAATACACCTTCAGCAGCAAGAGCACGTGATACTTCCGCGTCAAGACTAACCTGTAGGTCAGAGTCGCCTGCGATTCTAGCAGCAATTTCGTTGTTGATTGAAGTAGTGTTTGCGCCTTCAGCAGCAAGAGCACGAGTCTGTTCCGCTTTAAGAGCAGCATCCAATTTACTATCAGCATCTTTCAATGTAACAGCAGTGTCTAGGAAGTTAGTACCACTTGGAGCAACATAGTTACCGTTAGCAGCAAGACCAGCACCTGACTGAGTCGCAGTCATTTCAGTTTCAAGTACAGTAGCACGTGAACTTAGAGTAGCGTCAGCACTTAGACGGGCAGTTACTTCAGCATCGATTGCGGATTGTAATACGGCATCAGCGTTCGTGCGATCAACTACTTCGTCACCAACAATAGTGTCTGCGTAAATCTTAGCAGCTGCTTCAGCGTTGTTCGCTTTAGTAGTTGCGTCGACAGAGGCAGATGAAAGAACAACCGCATCCGCAGCAATGTAAGCAGAAGTTATGGCAGTATCGGCAGCAGCAAATTCTGAACGGATGGCAGTTTCCTGACCAAGCGCACGAGAAGATTCAGCTGAGATAGCAGCAGCGTTTGAAAGGATGTCCGCTTCCGCAGAATCTACGCGAGCCTCAATAGCATTAATTTCACCGTGTAGTTCGTTCGAAGAACCAACAGCAGTTTGTGAAGTTGTAGCGAATACGCCAGAACCCATCTTAGATTCTAGTGAGTCGATGTCACCTTCGTTAACTGTTAAACGACCTGCCTGTAGAGCTTGTTCAGCTTCAACAGCATTCATTTCGCCTTCTAGAACTGTGACTTGACCTTCAACAGCAGTCATCTCACCTTGTAGTGTAGAAACTTTACCAGCTTCAACATCTAGTTCAGAGTGGATTTCATTGATAGCAGCAGATAGGTTAGTAGCAGTAGTACCTAGAGTGGCAACGCCAACTTTAGATTCTAGACCGTCAATGTCACCTTCGTTAACTGTTAGACGACCACCTTGTGCTAATTGCACAGACTCAAGAGTAGTAGCACGACCTTCAAGAGCAGTTGAGCGTGACTCTAAATCAGTAGCGCGTACTTCAACAGCATCGATGTCACTTTCAGCAGCAGTCAAACGACCAGAGTTGTTATTGATAATGTTCTGGATGTCTGAATCAGCACCTTCGAACGCAGCAACGATTTCTTGAAGTGTATCAAGAGTTTCTGGAGAAGTACCGATGATAGCATCAACACGACCGGTTACTGTGTTAACGTCAGTGCGTAGACCAGACTCAATGCCAGTAGCACGAACGATTTCTGCAGCAAGACCAGATGCGTTAACACCTTCTGCGGCAGTAGCACGAGCGATTTCAACAGAAAGATCAGAGTCAACACCAGAGATTGATAGGGCATTCGCGTCAACGTCAGTACGTAGAGCAACATCGCCAGCAGCACGTAATCCAGCTTCAGTTGCGATTGAAGTTGCGTTAACACCTTCCGCAGCAGTAGCACGAGCGATTTCTGCAGCAAGACCAGATGCGTTGACAGCTTCAGCAGCAAGAGCACGAGTAGTCTCGACACTAATTGCGGCAGCGTTAGCAGCACCAGTAACAGTGTTTGCGTCTACATCAACACGTAGTCCACTTTCGACACCAGATGCGCGAGTTACTTCGTTAGAGATTGCGGTTGCGTTAGCAACTTCTGCCGCAGTAGCACGAGTAGTTTCCGCTAGGATTGCTGATGCGTTAACACCTTCCGCAGCAGTAGCACGAGTGATTTCTGCAGCAAGACCTGCCTGAACACTTGCGTCTCCAGATACACGTAGAGCAGTCTCAGCAAGGATGTCTGCTTCAACAGTATCCATCTCACCTTGAAGAGTTGAAACATCACCTTCTAATGCAGATGCGCGTAGAGACAATGCGTTATCAGCTGCCAAACGAGTTGCTGCTTCAGCAGAAACCTTTGTGTCAGTGTAAGTAGATGCTTGAGATTTAGCAGTTGCGATACGAGCAGTAAGAGTATTACCAACAGTACCATCAACAGATGCGTCACCGATAAGTGCGGTGTCTTGTGCGTCTGCGTGAACGATAGCGGCAGCTTCAGCAGCGTCTGCTTTAGAAGTCGCATCTGTTTGGGCAGATACAAGAGTTGCGGCATCACCGGCAATTCGAGCAGTTGCTTCAGCAGTAATATTAGATTGTAAAGTAGTATCAGCACCTGAGCGAGTTGATGCTTCAGTTGTGATATTAGTTTGTAGTACTGAGTCCGCAGATGCGCGAACACCAGCTTCAGCATTAATTGCTACAGTGTTTGACGCGATCAACGCAGACATATCAGAGTCAGCAGATACGAACGCAGCAACGATTTCAGTCAATGAATCAAGAGCGGCGGGATCGGTGTTAGCAATAACATTGTCCAATTTCGCTTCGATTCGACTTTCTTCACCAGTCGCACGACTAGTCTCTGTAGAGATTGCGGAAGCATTAACGCCTTCAGCAGCAGTAGCACGAGCGATTTCTGCGTCTAGACCTGATTGAAGGTCACTATCGGCAAGAGCAAATTCACTACGAATAGCAGATTCTTGACCCTGCGCACGAGTTGTTTCAGTAGCAACTGCTGAACTAACACGATCAGTAACAGTATTACCTGAAGAACCGTCGACAGATGCGTCACCGATTAGTAGGTTGTCATTTGCTTTAGCAGATACAAGAGTTGCAGCATCACCATTAGTAATCAATGAAGTCATGTCAACGCGGACTGAAGTGTCAGCAGCGGCACGAGCAGTGATTTCTGCTTGAAGGTTAGTAGCGTTAGCAGCTTCTGCTCCAGTCGCACGAACGATTTCCGCAGCAAGACCAGATGCGTTAACTTGTTCTGCTTGACCAGCGCGAGAAATTTCTGCGGCAAGATCAGTTTCTAGTGAACTTACATCACCTTCAGCAACAGTCAAACGAGCGTCAAGAGCACCATCGGCAGCCAAACGAGTTGCCGCTTCACTAGTGATTGAAGACTGTAGACCAGCTTCAACGCCAGTTGCGCGAGTTACTTCACTAGCGATAGCAGTTGCGTTAGCAGTCTCAGCAGCAGTGGCGCGAGCGACTTCACCCGAGATAGCACTAGAGTTAGCAATAGTAGACGCGGTCAATACACTATCAGCGTTTTGGAAAGCAACAACAATTTCTGCTAGAGAGTTAAGTGCGTCAGAATCAGTATTTGTTAGAATGTTATCAATACGAACTGATAAGGCAGCGTCAGCTGTCTGGTATGCGGATTCGATTGCGTTTTCGCGAACAGTTGCGCGATTTGTTTCTGTTGAAATAGCAGTTGCGTTAGCAACTTCAGCAGCGGTAGCACGATTTGTTTCAGTTACGATTGAAGTTGCGTTAACACCTTCAGCAGCAGTAGCACGAGCAGTTTCTACAGCAACAGCAGAAGCAATATCTGCGGCAACAGCGTCTTGAGCGCGTTGCGGTGTAAAGTACTGTTTGGAACCTTCTGCCAAGTCGTCAGTATCAAAGCTTCCGAAGAATGCCGCAGTACTAATTTTCTTAAGCGAGTCAGAACCTACATCGTATAGCAGCGTAAAGCAATCTGCAGGATTGGCCATTCCGGTAAGAAGGGTTTGTCCCGTAACAGCACTTGAGTCTAGTTTGGTACTAATTATAGACCGATCTGCTAATGCTGGTGATTTAATTTGTCTAAATGACATTGAGTAATCTCCATGAGGTTTTAGTTAGGATTGTGTTTAAACGTTTAATAATATACTAACGAAATTTAATATAAATGTCCGTCCCTTGCGGGGGGATTTCACTGAACTGAATGACATCACCAATAGTGTCATATGTCTCAACATGGTGTTGAAGAACATCATTCACCCAAACATCTACAAGATCCGCCCTAGAAGGAGCAGCATTTAATGTAAATATCGCGGTTTCACCGTCAGCAATAATATGTTGTGCTTCAGGTATGATTGAGTTGTCATTGGTGGAAGAAGAAGTACCTTCGATAAGTTCGAATATCTCCGTCTCTGAGCCAGGCGATTCTTCAACTTTAGATTTTTTCTGAGATGCTAGATTAAATAAGCTCTCAGCAAATACCCTGTTAAAAGATTTTCCGTTGATCATAGTGATGTGTCATCTATTTTATTAGAGTTAATATATGATGTTATTTATAATAAATAGATTTTCTGATATGAAGTTCTAGTTAACTAAAGTTCCATTTATATCGTAAATATTAACTCTATAATATGAACCATGTTGCCCGTCGAGTTGGTCTGCATCTGTCGCAGTGTCCGCATTACCTTGTAGATTACCTACAAAAGTCGCAGCTGTAACAGATGAGAAGGTTACATCATCCGAACTGTCAATACCGAATTCACCTGTAGATGGGTTGAATGATAACCCATTAGACACAGATAATGATTGTCTTACACGTTCTTCTGTAAGGTATAAGTTATTAACGCCTTCTTCTATAACATCTGTTGTGGCGTTAGCGTCTAACTTTTGATTAATCCAGTTTTGTACTGTTCCGATAAAGTCGGAGTCGTCACCTAAGGCTGCCGATATTTCATTCAAAGTATCAAGTACTTGAGGCGCGCCATCGATAAGATTTGATATAGCAATACTAATTGCGCTGTCGGTGTATGTTACCGCAGCGGCGTCTGCCGTTATTAAGGCGGCAGATATAGCAGAGTTAGTGTAGTTCTCTAAAACCAGTTGAATGTTTGATACTGAACTGTCGGTATAAACGTTTGCTGAGTTTAGTGTTAGTAAGACTGCCGAGTCTGTATATAGTTCAGTATAATCTTTAGCTAATTGAAGATTTATAACATCTTGACTTTCTGCGTAGTCATTTGCTGATTGTAATGTAATCGCATCATTTGAAGACGCATAAGATTTTGCTAATACTAGAGTGTCAGAGTCTTGTTCTACAGCATAAGATTTAGCAGCGAGCAATACGACCGATGCCGCAGAGTCTGCCGCAGAGTGCGCGTACAACTCGCTATAGGTCTTAGTCGCAATAGTATTATCTACTGAGATGACACCTGTCGCAGAGCTGTAGTCAATACCAGAACCCCCTGACAAGGCCTCCAGTACATTCTGTGGTATTACAGATACGGGTACTGGAAAATTAGACCGTACTGGAGATTCGCCGCCAAACTGAAAATCATATGTAGTGTTAACATTACCAGTAATTTCATTACCATAGTATTTTATTACTACACGGTCAGTTGCGGTGAAATCAGTTGCTGGTAATAACGCATCTGCGTAAAACTCACCATAAGTATCTAGAGAAATTTTGCTTGTGGTTGATGAAGTAGATAATAAAGTCTCTACACCAGCAGCACTTCTTTTATATACTTCGAAATAGAATGATGCTGAACCGCCAGAGCCATCTGGATTAACTCTCACGTTACCAACAGTATGAATGTTAATAACACCAGTGTTACCTATTAATACACCCTGTTCCGTAGCAAGTGACGCAATCAACTGATCGGCCCCAGATATGGTTCCAGTGTTGATATCTACAGCAACGGCATTAAAATCTGAGTCACCGATAGAAGTGACCATCTTCGTGTATATACCGTCAACAGCAATAGTAGTGGTCGTTGGATATAATACAATAGAGGCGTTAAGGGCAGAAATGTCTAGTTTGGTACTATGTAGTTCATCAATCGCATCCTGAACGTTGGTAGCAATCATGTCACTATCAGGTACATAAGATACGGAGGCAGCACTTATATTCAGTGCTTCAACAAATCCAGTGTCAACCTCAGTATTGATGGTATTAATAACATCCGCTAGAGTAACAACAGATTCGCCATTAAGACGGAAGTCGCCAAATATATTTACTCCAGCACTATCAACATCAATACGGTCACTATCGCGGTATTGGATCTTTAAATCCCCACCGTTGTAACCAAGATGTTTTAAAATCGTGTTGGTACCATTATGATAGAACTTAGTCTCTTCATCGGTACCAACGGTAAACGAAAATCCATCGTCTAGTATGAGGTCTGCGTCAATGGACGCACCGTCTGAGTTATATGCCGCAACTTGAACTACTTGATCTACGCCAATAGGAAAGGCGAAGGTTATAGAGGAACCATCAGCTGCTGTATAGTCTATACCTTGGTGTAGTAAAACACCGTTGAGGTATACTTGAATTCTTCGGGGGGAAGCAAGGTCGTATGAAAGATAATTTCCGTAATCGTCTGCTCCGGAGAGCGTCAATAGCGTTCCGTCAGACGTGTAGATATACGTATTGAAAGTACTTACTAAGCCGGATCGTGCGTCACCACCGACTTCAATAACCTGTTCAATACCATCGTACTGTCTTTTTAAGTACAGTTTACCATCTGCGGTGTTTACTGCTAACTCACCGAGGTTCAACTGCTCTATCGTTGGGACGTTGCCTGCGACAGCACTTCGTCTTAAACGAATATCTACGTTACGTGCCAATGTTGGCTTCCTCTTTCACTCGACCTTATATAAGGCGACTAGCTAAAACCATAAAATATATGATCTACTTAATGCTTATTTATATCAATAAGTTCCACCGTCTAAATGCGTAATGGTTACCGCGCCTGCGTTTAACGCAAACTGGGCAGAGTCGAAAGATGCGACACCCGCATTAGAGTTTGTTGCTAATTCCGCAGCAATGATTAATTCATTGGTTTCATCGGAATATGTTAGATCAATACCTTCGCCAGCAGTTAAGAGGTTAGCAACTTTATCATCGATGAATTCACCGATCTCTACATCATTAATAGATAGTGGAGCAAGAACATTAAGTCCTTTGTCGATATCTATCTGGTCTTTGGATGCGTTGTATACTATTGATACATCAGCACCCGCAATAAAGATACCAGCACCATCAGCTTCTGCTGGGGTGGATGCTTCATCAGCAAGAGTAAGTGTAAGGTCATTAACCGACATTACTGTCGAGTTAATTATTGTCTGGGTACCTTGAACAACAAGGTCACCACGGATTACTAATGTACCACCGTCCGAATCTGTCGGAGCAGGGTCAATGTATAGGGTGTTGGAACTATCAGTAGAAGATAGTGTGTTACCTGTTAGTTTTAGGTTACCAACTTCTATTGAATTGAGGTCAAGAACATTAGGTTCTAGTGAAACATTGACAGTGTTTGTTGCTGTGTCATATGCTACATTGACGTTATCAGAACCACTAAACGTTAGGTCTGAATCCAACAGAGAAATACTGTCGCCATTTACTGTTAGGTTAGTACCAATATTTACAGTACTAGCCGCAGTAATACGACCGTCTGAATCAACAGTAAAGGTTGGGATTTCAGTCTGAGAACCGTAGTCTCCCGCAGTAACTCCAGTGGGTACCAGACTAACTGTTAACGAGTTAGCATCTGAGTCCGCAAGGGTAGTAATACCACGACCACCGGCAAAGGTGATTGCTTCGGTTGCTAGGAAAATACTACCAGAACCACTGTCACCAGAGAATAAGAAGTTAGACCCCAACTCTTGCGCAGATAGTATCCCGTCAACGTATGCTTTGTTTGTTACATGACTGGGATCAGTTGGGGTTCCTACCTTTAAAAAGTCTACCGCACCGTCTGAGTCGACGATGAGCGCTTTGTTAGGTAAGTTACTACCATACTGCGCAGCACCTTCACCGTGTAATAGGTTGACGTAATACGCACCACCTATGACGGTATGGTTGACCGCATCTTCGTTTGTTTCTGTGCCAGTGCCAATATATAATCGATCACCACCATTCGCCCCATTATTTGCTAGATATGAATAGGCGAGTTCACCCTGTGCGAGGACAGATGGATTCCCCGCTACACCGGAACGTTTAATTCTTATTATTGACGCCATTTAGTATTGACCCCCATTGATCACTTGTTTGTCTAAAAGTTTTTGAGCGTGCCACTTTTCATCAGTGCCGTGGTACACTAGAACATCTCCATCCTCTGGATGTGGAGATTCAAAATTAATGTCAGAAAGTCCACCGATACTACTTCCAGTAGCAGTGACTCTCTGTACAGGTCTACCTAAAGTAACTCTTTTAACTTGAGTACCAGAACTAGTGGAGGCACTCGTATTAATATGAGTTGTGCCGCCATTAGATATAGAAACTTTGCGAATAGGCATGTATGTTTACCTTGTTACCGAAGGAGATACTTTAATTTTCCCCTCTAAAATACGCTCTACTACGGGATATCCGTTCGCATCGATATAGGTTATTTCGACATCATACACGTACCTACCACGGGTAGATAGGGCATCAGTCTGCTCATTTGTGAGGGATAATACTAGGATACCGTCGGATGACGGGTCAGCGACCATCGCAGAGAACTCGATAGTGTCTTCGTCTTTACTGTTGAAGTTCCGCTTCATTTTGGCGGATACAGTATAAGCACTTAAATCTTTCACAGAACCATCAGCTTCAGTAAGCTCTATCTGAAAAGCAATATCTGTGCCTTGGTCTATTGTAAAATCTTCGTAAGCTGCCATCCCTAAAACCTCAGATTGTATTAGTAAAATTATCTAGTACTATTTATAACAATCTGAGGCCTTAAGAATTAGCAAACATGATTTATTCAGCAGACGCAATGTCTTCCAATACTAGATCACGTAGAGCATCTGAACCATCAGTAGTATCAAATACATAAGATACTGTACAACGCCAGTCAGTATCGGCAGCAGCTGCGTGATAAAGAAGGGTTTCTGGTTCACGGTAGTGTCCGAAGTATGCGGCTTTACAAGTCCACACGCCGGGCTTGTCTTGGCAACGAACAACTTCCTTAGTTTCAGGATGAATGTAATCAAAGTAACCAGAACCATCTCCAGAATAAGAGAAGATTAGGTTGAAGCCCGGAGCGTTAGCATTATTGTGCCAAGAGATATATCCGCCTGGCGGGTATACTGCGCACAATGCGTTATGTTTAACTGATAAGAAGTTCATCATCCTATCATTCAACTCACCTAGGTGTCTAGTGAGGTCTCTTTTAAAGATAGGGTCAGCATCACCCTCAAACATTGAGTGAGCCCGTTCGGATAACTTGAAGTTATATCCTACTAGTTGGTCAGGGAACCCTTCATGAGCAGTCTTCTGGTCAAGAATTTCGTTCATATATGGCGCGCCGACGTAGTAACTACGCTGGCGAATATGTTCTGCTCCATTCAAGTGGCAGTTCTTTTCAAAACCAGCCCAAGTATGAAGTTTAGCATATTCCCCAAGTATCTCCAGAAGTTCTGGATTATTAACGTCGATATGCTTTAGATATTGGTCGTTTACCTGTGTCATACGATTGGTGTGTCCTTATTTAAACCAGCAGAGAAGTGACGTAAAATCACGGGCCCTGTCTCAGGTTTAGTTCTTGCCCAGTTGAAGGCATTGTAATAATTCCATCTCAAGTCGTCATCGAAGATACCAACTTTGAGATCCTTATATTTTTCTTCTTTCTCGGTCAACCACCAGAGGGAGAACTGATCCCAAGACTTTAGAGAATCAATATAACCTTCGGGCCACCAAGTATCATTCATTTGCTTGTATGTTAAATCCCACCAATCCTGCATAAATTCGCGGACGATTGGTTTAGTCATATCATACAAACATACCCCACCACAAAGAGTAAATTTAGCCATACCTTCTGGTGTGGAGAAATCACGTTCCGCATAAATGTAGTCGCGATCATCAGTCAGTTCAGAGAATACCACATCGTAGTCTTTCATCTCATCCCATACCTTGATGATGTCTTCGTGCTCACATTCCATGTCAGCATCAATATACATTGTTATGTCATATGGCGAACGTGCCATACCCCATAACTTAGCACGATAATGGTTGTCGCAGATAATAACATCATCGGCAACATCATAACCACGTTCGTCAATATATTTTTCTTCTGTCACGAGACAGATTTTACAATCCTCATAGAAGTCTCTTAGACTTTCTGCGAGGTTAAGAGCATACAAATAAAAGTTAGGTTTATTTGATGCTACAATTACGAACCCTTTGGTCTTCTCCATTACTCAGTCCCTTCCAGAGATTCCTGTAGAATGAGAATAGAGTACAAGTCTACTTCGATACGAGACTTCGCACGACGTAACTTTCCTTTTAATTTGCGGTTCTTAGAGGCTTTAATCTCATCAACCTCAAATGCTTCTAATTTATAATTGAAGAGTTTCTCTAACTTACGCGCCTTCTGGTGTTCTAGTTCGCGCTGCTTTTCTTCTTCTTGCTCGGCATTTTTGCGTGTTACCCGATTAGTTGTTTCTTTATCAATGTTATCTTCACCTACAGACCCGATGACTTCATCAAACAACTCATTTGGATTACCGTCTTTATCTACACGGTTCAGTAACATTACTTGCCTTGTTACTCTTCCAACATCATCTTCCATTTCTAGGATACAGTTCAACTTATCTTTTGCGTCTGTTTCCCAAAAAGCATTGTCCATCCACTTTCTGTAACTCATCTATTCATTCTCCAAAAGGGGTATTAAATTCAATTCAGTATTATATATGATAAAAATAAGTGGGCCATTTCTGACCCACCCAATTTATTAACCATTATACACTAATATCAGTCTGTTGTCAAATATTATGCGGTTCTTACATATAAAGTATATGCTTCAACTGTCGAGTAAGACGATTGAATTGTGGTACCAACATAATCACCAACAAATGCGCGAGAGTAATTACCAGCAAAGTCTCTTGAGTAATTACCAGTGAAGTCACGAGCATAGTCACCAGTGAAGTCGCCAGCATATGATGATGTACGAACCCGAGTGTAATCAGCAGAGTATGCTGAAGTACGTAGTCGCGAGTAAGCAGACACTCGAACTCGGCTGAAAGTATCAGTTGAGTTACGAGTATATTCACCTAAGAATCCACGAGTGTAATTACCAATGAAGTTACCGGCGTAAGCAGAAACACGGTTACGGATATAGTTGCCCGCAAATGTTCTTGCGTAGTTACCAGTAAAGTCACCTACGAATTCAGTTGTGTACGCACCGGCATATTCGCCAGCAAATGTTCTTGCGTAGTTACCTGCGAAATCGCCTGCGAAATCACGAGTATAGTTACCAGCGTAGTCTCGTGAGTAGTTACCCGCAAATGTTCTTGCGTAAGTACCAGCGTATTCACCCGCAAAATTGCGTGAGTAAACACCAGTGTATTGACCAGAGAATCCACGTGAGTAAGTACCAGTATATTCACCAACGAATCCACGTGAGTAAGTACCAGCGTATTCGCCTACAAAACCACGTGAGTAAGTACCAGTATATTCACCAACGAATCCACGAGAGTAAGTACCAGTGTACGACGATGGACGTGTACGGGAATAAGTCTCTACACGAGTTCTTGAGAAGTCACGAGCATAGTTACCAACATAAGAAGTAGCATACGCACCAGTGTATTCACCCGCAAAATTACGTGAGTAAGTACCAGCATAAGCAGAAACACGAGTACGGGCATAAGCAGAAACACGAGTTCTCGCGAAATCACGACTATAGTTACCAGTATAAGAGGTAGCATATACGCCAGTATATTGTCCAGAGAAACCGCGTGAGTAAGTACCAGCATATTCGCCAGCGAAACCACGAGAGTAAACTCCAGTATATTGACCAGAGAAGTCACGTGCGTAGTTACCGACGTAGTTACCCACAAAGTCACCGACGTAATTACCGGCAAAGTTACCCGCGTAGTTACGAGCATATTCGCCAGCAAATGTTCTTGCGTAGTTACCCGCAAAGTCACCGGCAAAGTCAGTTATACGATCACGAGTGTATGCGCTACCACGAGTACGGGCATAAGCAGAAACACGAGTACGGGCATAAGCAGAAACACGACTACGTGTAGATGTACGAGTATATTCACCAACGAAGTCACCAGCAAAGTCACCTGCGAAGGCACGAGCATAGTTACCAACGTAGTCGCCAGTGAAAGTAGTTGCGTAGTTACCAATATAGTTACCGGCATAGTCACCCGCAAAGCCGCGAGCATAGTTGCCAACGAAGTCACCAGTGAAAGTAGTTGCGTAGTTACCGACGAAGTTTCCTGCGAAGTTAGTTACACGATCACGAGCAAAGTCACCAACATAGTTAGTAACACGTGTACGAGCAAAGTCACCAACATAGTTAGTAACACGTGTACGAGCAAAGTCACCAACATAGTTGGTGATGCGTGTACGAGTAAAGTCACCCACGTAAGGAGTAACACGTGTACGAGAGTATGCTGATGGACGAGTACGTGTTGATGTACGTGTTGATGTACGAGCATATTCACCAACGAAGTCACCAACGTAATTACCGACGAAGTCTCTTGCGTAGTTACCAACGAAGTCGCCAGCATAACCACGAGCATAGTCACCAATGTAGTCGCCAGCGTAGTATCCAACACGAGTATAATAGCCGGTAGCAGTAAAATCAGTCACGCGGTCACGTGTGTAATCTTCATTCGCAGCACGAGCACGTGTGTAATCTAATGTTGCGGCACGAGCACGTGTGTAATCTAATGTTGCGGCACGATCACGTGTATATGTTTCTGTTGCGGCACGAGCACGTGTGTAATCAACGGTACGCGTATAGTTACCGGTATACACTGGGGTACGAGTATAGTACTCTGCTGCAGATACGAGACGGGTACGAGTATAATCAACTGTTGCTGTTGATGTACGAGTATAAGAAGTAATGAAGTACCCTGTTACA